TGGATAACTCATCTTGTATTCAATTTCCAGGGCGACAATCTCGCAGTCAAAAGCTGCAGCGAGAGCCTTGTAAGTCTTTTTGCTTCCCTCATATTTTTCACGGGGGATTTTTAAACAGTGAGTGATGCAGCAATATTCTGCTTGAAAGGCTAGACTCCCACGGTCTTTATAAGATTCAAGAAATTTTCCGGTTTTACGGCTACGAAATACGATCATTTCAGTTTTTTTGTTCATTTTGTTTTCCTCTTTTTTTACTTTCTTTATAATAAAATTCGATAATATTCACATCATGCTGCTGCCGTGAACCAGTCACGCGCCACAACAATTGACGATAGTCATCATATTCACCAGAAGACTTATCCACCGGATCCAGCACGACAACCGTTTGATATTTATGCTGCAGACCATCAACCCCCACTCCAAGAACTTGACTGGTAGCAACCACGATTTTCTTATCAAGTCCTTCTTGGATATCGCCCGTCCAGATGCCAATATCTGGATGGCGTTCTCGTATAACATTAACAATCTGCTTAGATTTGCTGACAATCAGCATATCGTGTGGCGCTCGTTCGATTAGTCCATCTAATTTTAATAGTAGGGGCGTATCCGCATTTACTGGCTTTAATTTTGGAAAATCGACTGCTATGCCTGTTTGATTAAGGTAGCGTTCAAAGGTCTTTCTTCCAAATGATTGTTTAGCCATGGCGGTTTTGCCATCTACCGTTACAAGATTTAGCTTTCTAAATTCTGCAAGCTTATCGGTGTTCCCTGATTCTACCTTGACCGGATAAAACTTAATCTCAAAACCGTTGTTTTCAACTGCATTTTCGATTTCTTCGATTTCTTCCCAGCGAAAGAAATTTGGTAAATCTGAGATGTATTTCTCATAATCTCTAAAGTCTTCCCACTTCTCTTTTGAATAGCTAAATGGATTATAAACCATTTTCCCATGAGTCTTTTGCCAGTCAAATTTATTATTTGGGGTAGCCCATCCAAAAACTGTTTTTTCAAGTGGGTAGAAATTCTGCCCTTTTTTTCTGATTGGGGTTGCTGAAAGACCTATCGTGTATTTACGCTTTATTTTGTGATATAAGGCCACCTGCTTATCACTCGACATATTCTGCCACTCATCGATTATCAGCACGTCACAGGCTAATTTATGCCCCTTTTTGATTAGATTTTGAAGATACCTGTCTGTTTGGATGATAATCTCAACATCTTTGTCAAAATTCATAAACTTGACTGCATCTATCCAACCATTCAGGATAGCCAGTCGATTATTTGCGATGATGATTTTCTTAGCTTTTTTATGTTTTGCGATAGCAAGTGCACAGATGGTTTTACCTCTACCTCCTAAAGCTTCAAGAAAGATTCCATTTGATAAGTGGTCACTTCTTTTGACCGCTTCAGCTTGCCACTTTCTTAACGTTATTGTTATACTCACTCACCACCTTTCCAATATCTTGGATAACTTCTTCAATATCATTCCTCATTGCCCAAAATAATCCAAGTCTTGCTGCCGCTCTGACATCTTGGTGATGACTCTTATCAAATTTCCAAAGGCCTAAGATTTTTAAAAGGTCGTCTGGAATATCTGACTTATAGCCTGCGTTGAATTGAAGAATAGCCTCCGGATAACAAAGCTGGATATAAGCGATGGTTTCCGCCACACTGTTGTCCTTTGACTTATCGTTGTCTCTTGCTCTAAATTCTTCAACAATCACTACATCGAACTCAAGGCTAGTTCCGATTTCATGGAACCAATCTGCGAAACCTCTCATACCATAAGAAGCTACCCAACTATCGACTAATCTCGCATTGTCTAATAAGACAATCCCTGTTGTTGAAGTTTCAACTTTATTGCTACTTGGATCAATCGCTAGAATTTTCATCAAACACCAACTTTCTCAGTCAGCACTCCTGGATAAAGGGCAGTGTTAAACCAATTTTGTTTATTTACCTTTGCAAAGGCAAATAGCGATTTAACTTCTTTTGCTTGCTTCTCAAATTTTCGAATATCTTCCTCCGATTCAAAGATAGGTTTTTCCTTTGTATTTAGCAACTGTGACCAGCTTGTATTCCGGAGTGAATACTGGCTTTTCATTTCCTTGATCAAGATTTGTTTCGTCTACTTTCACAAAACGAATCGCAACATCAAATAGAAAATCTTCAGTAACAAGTACTTCAATTGATTCTGGTCCAATCACAACTGCTAGTGAATCTGTTACTCGTGTTTTATTCATCAATTCCATTACTTAATCACCAACTTTTCTGTCCGGACAAGTTCCGCGCCTTTAATTTTCTTACCAGCCTTCAGCAACTCTTTGAGTGTTTTTTTGTCCGGTGCAAGCGTCACTTTTTTTGTAAAATATTTTTTCGGAAGGTCGTCTTCGTTGACCTTGACTGATTCTGGATTCTTAGAAACTTTTATAGTAAGAGCACCGCTCTTAACTTCGGTTTGCCCTGTGACATTCATAGCTGTCATAATGTTGCCCTTGACATAATCCAGCTTTTTCTGTGCTGCCTGTTTCTTCGCTTTGAAGCTCTCTTCCTCAGCCTTGTACATGGCCACGTCGGCTTCTAAATTCTTGATAACATGGGCATATCCTTCTGCTTTCTGTTCGAATTGTTCTTGCCAATCGATAGCCTCAAGAGTGTCCGTTTTTGTTTCGTCATCAATATCCATTTGATAAATTGTCAGAAACTGACCTGTCAGTTCGTATAAACTAGCCATCTTTTTCTACCTCTCTGATTTTGTTTGTAAGTTTTGTTAGTCCAATACCTGATTTAGTTAAATCAGCGTTGGACGTGAATAGATGATTTTGATTCATTCTAGCAATTTCGTTTTTAGATAAACATGCCAGGTTTGAAATATCATAGTTTGTTTTATCACCGTCCAGGAAAACGATTGAGTATCCTTTTGGTATCGGCCCGTGATGGCCCTCCCAGACTTTGCGATGTTTCAAAACCCATTGATTAGGCTCCCCGATTTTTTCTTTTGGATAACCGTCTGTTGTGTAGTTGATAGTGCCGACAGGTACATAATTCGGAGGTCTATTTCCCTTTTTGAACTGCCCGCTGTTTTTGGGCATATTGGGGTACTTCTTTCCCTTATTGTGGGGAGTCTGACCTTTCTCAAATCTTCCCGTTAAACCACTATGTAGATTATTCCTTCTCCGATAATTCCTAATCTGTTTCTCAGTCAGTGATAATCCGAATTTTCGGTTCATTTCATTTGCGACATCACGAGAAATCTTATTTTTTTGGATCGATACAAGGTAATCGTGTTGTTCTTTTGTCAATAATTTACCTTGATAGATTTTTCCAACCGGTAATCCAAGGCGTTCGCGTACGCCACCTATTTGAGCCTTGGTATAGTTTGTCCCAAATTTCTCATTTAGTAACCTAGTTACTTCGGGAGTTAATCGACCAGGGCATATTTCATGCATGTACTCCGTGTACTCATCCTTCCAGCAAAGCGATCGGGGCATTGACTTCACCTACCTTATCTTTGAACTTCTCGGCATCCAAGGCCAATTGACCTGCTTGTAAGATTTGGCCTGAGATGGCGACCATTTGTTTCGAGCGCTGCAATTCCACTTTTAATTCATCAGCAGTAAGATCCCTATCGTCCAACGTTTCTAGTTGGGCAAAAAGAGTATTGGTTAAATCTGTCAATTTATTTCGAACCATCTACTTCGTCACCTCTTTCATCAATTTATTAGCTTCTTTGATTAACAAACGCATAACGTTGCTATCCGTTTCTTTCTCTGCTGCTCTTGTCAGCATATCCACCCACTCACGTCTGTTGTCATTCTTCCAGTCGACCAACTCCGTGAGCGCTTGTGTATGGTTATAGTAAGGCGAGTAGTCGTATGACTTGTCTTCCAAGCGAACGCATCTGCCTGCCTTGATGTCTTTGGCCAGGTTTGCACTTACGTTGCTTTTTGTTGTTCCGACAACCTCAGCCACTTCATCATATGAGGCAGCAGGGTGCTCTCTATAATATTCCCTAATTCGTTCCGCTTGTGTCATCTTTCTACTCCTTAACTAGCCCTTCTGGCGGTTCCACATCATAAGTAAATTGTTTGTCTGAATTTCTCAGATTCATGCGTGCGATACTGCTCGCTATTCGCTGGCGTTCTTTCCGCTTCTTTTCAGCATGGTCATCTAGTTTATTTACTAGCGACCATAGTCCAATTCCTACGATTGTTACCGAGTAAATGTACTCCATCATTTAGCATTTTCCTTTTCTTTATAGATTGCTACGATATTTTCAAGATCAGCTATCTGCTGATTCGCTTGTTGGTATTTTTCTTGAAGGTCAATCAATGCTCTGTTTAAATCCAAAGCTACGATTCTCCAGTCAGTATTTATTTCTTTGGATAACCAGCTTTTTAATCTTGCTAATAGATTCATTTTCCCCTCACTTTGCTAACTGACTTTGAAACCGAAGTACATCGTTTATGTCATATAAATACTTGCCGCCTTTTGCATTTTGCTGGTAGCGGAATTTCCCTGCATCTCTGAAATCTTCAATTTTCTTACGACCCCAGCCCGTCTTTTCCTGAACATCTTTGATTGAAGCCCAGTTCGTGCCTCTTGCCACTCGCATTTTAGCTTCAGTCATAGCTTTCACATTCAACTGGACAAGTTCTTCAAGCAGTTCGTTTTTAAAATCTTCTCCAAACAATTCCAAAGCCATTGGCAATTTCCTCTCTTTCGTGTTATAATCATGTTGAATATTTAAGTATGCACCTGATTGCCGTCAGGTGCTTTTTGTTGCCTTCTAGACTGTCTTACTTTCCATCGCCCTGAGTTCTATCTCATGGCTGACTTGTTTCAATAGCTTCTCACATGCTATCTTAGCTTCTCTGTACGTTGTGTTCTCTCTGATGAAGTAATCAGCTAATTCGATGATTTTATCTTCCATTTAACCTCCTATATCGGTCTTGAGACGGATGTTTTTTTCTCCTAAATTGCTATAATAATTTCGACTAGGACCTCTCACTGTTTTAGTCAAAATTCCAATAGAAAGGAGAAGAATATCATGAATAATCTAACAAATGACGCTAAATTTCTACTAACTTCCATGTACGCAGAATACTTAACAAGACGCAAGGATGAAATTTCTAAAGAGCAAGCAAGAAACTTCCAAAACATAAATTATCTGAAAAATAACATTATGTCTGAATGGTCTGAAGAAGATATTTTAGATACATGTTATGAATTAGATAACTATGGATATATCACTGGCACCAAAGCTGATAACACGTTCTACACCCTGTATTTAACAACCGAAGCAATCGCTGAACTTGAAAATCAGTTCAGAGAACCAACTCTCAAAGAACGGATAGAAAATGTCTTAGATTTTGCGGCTAAAATTAAGTCTGTTATTCCTTTTGTTTAACTCTATCATCCAATGCTTTTCTTTTTAAATCGTTAAGACCGAAAGGGTCTTCTTTGATATTCAAGCAAATTTTTTCTATTGCTTCAGCTTGATTAAGAAGAAGCTTTCTGTCTTCGTTTCTTATCTTTAGTTCTGTATCTATAGACTCAAGGCTTTTGGCTATACGTTCAAGAAATTCTTCCAACATGTCTTTCTCTCCTTTTTTGAATTAGTTGCCATCACTTGATAGAATATCTGCTTCAAAACGAAATCTATTCAGCTCATGAGCAATACTTTCAAGCTCGTGAGCTTTTTTATTAAAGTCTTTAACAAGAGCATTAAACTGATCAATATTCTTAACATTTACTTTAACTTCAACAGTCATTGAATTGATACTCATCTCCTCACCCCCTTATCTAAATTCATCTTTTACCATTACTCCTCTTGGGAAGAATTTTTTGGAAGTCTGCTTGTAATTGATTTAGCAAATTCTTCTACACTCGATTTTTCAAAATCCATATATTTTTCGTATAGTTTATTTACTTTATAAATGTGGTAATGCATCATAGTTGATGTCACAATAAAAGATGTTAAAATTGAAATTATCAATGATTCCATAATGCCCCCTTAAATACTAATGTGAATATTATTGTGAACACTAATGTTTTCAGTTTTTAATTTTGTTGTCAGACTTTCAGAATCGATATAAAAACTATATGGTCTTAAAAGTTTTTCTACTAACTCAGGGTCTGCCTTTGCGAAGGCATGCCCTTTTTTCCCGCTATACGGATATCGTTTTGGTCTCATTTCCTCACCCCCTTTCAAATGTGGTATAATCAAAATAAAACGATTGGAGAAATCTTATGGAAATATCTACTGTTGACTATTATTTCAGTACAATTGGGAAACTTTTAACTATCGAAATTCCTCAAACTTGCCCTTTGTGTGGAATCGGAAACAATCCAACCACCCACGAAGTAGGAAGATTAGATACCCAAGAAGGTTATGTTTTTACTCTGCACCATCGTTGTCCAGCTTGTCAGAAATACCACATGACAAGCCAAGAATATTTAAATCAAGATGATAAAACAACTATGGCTCTTGTTTATCCCAATAAAATTGTTACCGATATAGATCGTCTATTCATTGACCACGCCCCTAGATTTGTAGAATTTTACAGTGAAGCGATTGAGGCCGAAAAGATGGGATTGGAAAACATCGCAGGAACAGGCTACCGCTCTGCTATCGAATGCTTAATTAAAGATTATGCCTTGGCGTTTGAATTAGATACAAAAGAATATTTATCTGAT